GAACTGCTGTCGATCTGATTCACAATTCCATTCAAGTTAACCGCACTAAATCTATCAAACTCGTGAGAATTCATGAGTCTGGTGATTTCTTCTCTGGTGCATATCTTGACGCCTGGATTCAAGTCGCCCAGCGCAATCCTGATCTTAAGTTCTATGCTTACACTAAATCTTTGGACCTGTTTCTGTTTCTGAATCTGCCAGAAAACTTCTTTATCACTGCATCTAAGGGCGGCAAGTATGATCATTTCATTGATCAATTCAACCGCTATGCTGTCGTTGTTGCTGATGAACAAGAGGCAGAATCACTGGGTCTAAGTGTAGATCACGATGATTCTCACTGCTTCGGTGATAAACCATTCGCGCTACTTGTGCATGGAACACAACCTAAAGGCAGTGCATTAGGCGCCGCTATTCGTCTGCGTCGTGCTAAAGGTCTCCATGCTGGATACAACGCCAAAAACAAAGTGGCGGCGTAGAGTATACTTAAGGGGGGAGCAATCCCCCCTCTTAATTAACACCAACCCATTGCATTCTGATCATGTTCGTTATTAAGTATTTCGCCCCTTATGGTGGCGGTTGGAGAACAAAATCGTTCGCCACTCGTGATGAGGCAGAGCGTATGATTGCGTTCTATCAGAGTTGTGGAAGTCCTGCATCTTATGCCTGATTAGTATTCGTTCGTGGGGCGCAGTTGTTTATACATAGCGCCCCTATTCGTTCGTATCAGCAGGTCTTATCATTCGTGCGTTCGTGATTTGCAGTCCTTATGGGTCGGCGGGGGGGCGCCCTTTAATCCCATGGGTCCCTTATAATCTATAAACGACCCAGATCGACCTCTATATATCACTCTACACAAAAAATTCCGCGCCCCACAAAGATTCTCCAAAACCCACAAAGATTCTCCAAAACCTCAAAATACTATATAATTTTGAAAAGGGTAATACACAATACTTAATATGAAAAAAAATCCCGGAGAAATTTTTGAGTCCGTACAGGTCGATCCAATTAGTGGAGACTATTATGTGATTATTCCAGAGAGTATTGCCAACGAACTCTCATGGTACGAAGATACTCAAATTAGTTTTAAAGTCGAAGGAAACGACGTTATTCTCACAGAACACGAAGATTGACAATGTATAGATAATGGTGTATGATACTTCAGTAATCACTTGAAATTATGGCTAAAGGATTTACAGTAAAAGCAAAGGCGCCCGAAACGTCTACAACAGTACCCGAATGGGACTACGAAAAAGCAAAAGAAATGATAAGGGGCAAATCCATTGTGTTTTGCCTTCCAGGTAGGGGAGTTTCTTACACCTACTTGAAGAGTTTTGTACAACTCTGCTTCGACCTCGTGCAATCAGGGGCAAGTATTCAAATCTCACAAGATTATTCATCAATGGTAAATTTTGCCCGCTGCAAATGTTTAGGGGCGAATGTACTGCGTGGACCGAATCAGATTCCCTGGGATGGCAAACTGAATTACGATTGGCAACTTTGGATTGACTCGGATATTGTTTTTAATTCTGAAAAGTTTTTCCAACTAGTTCTGATGGAAAAAGATATCGCCGCCGGTTGGTATGCAACCGAAGATGGTGTAACTACATCAGTTGCACACTGGTTGGAAGAAGATGATTTCCGCAATAATGGTGGAGTCATGAATCATGAAACAGTGGAGAGTATCTCGAAGCGTCGTAAACCATTCACAGTAGATTATACTGGATTTGGATGGGTACTAATTAAGAACGGTGTATTTGAACATTCAGAAATGAAGTATCCTTGGTTTGCACCCAAAATGCAAGTCTTTGATTCTGGAGATGTTCAGGATATGTGTGGAGAAGATGTATCATTCTGCCTCGATGCTATCGCAGCAGGTTATGAAATTTGGTGCGATCCTCGTATCAGAGTTGGTCACGAGAAGACAAGAGTAATCTGATACAAATGGCAGAAGCATACAATATTCTTTGTAAGGGGAGAAGAATTTATTCACATCTCACAGAAGAAGAATACTTTGATGTGATGGAGGATCTGTCTCTAGAATTCTATCAGACAGGTTCTCCAGATCCACAAGATCTTGAAACTGAAATTTTGACTACTATTATGGAGAAAACTAATGTCTAAGCGACCATCACTGTCTGGTAACATTATTGAATCAAAACCTAAAAAGACTCGTCAAGGAACTGGTGCTCATACCAAGTACGCCGCTACTTCTCGCAATTCATCTCGTAAAAGATATAGAGGGCAAGGTAGAGGATGAGTCAACTTCTTGTAAATATTCCCTCAAAAAAGGTATGGGTGCGTAAAGAATACTTACGCGATTTACAAGATAGTCATGAAGAATTTGTAGAAGGCGTTTGGGTATCGGCAAAGTCCATACCTGGACGCGCTTTTTATTTTGAGACCTATCTTCCCGAATATGGTGCATTATATGATAAGTTACCAATTTCTGCATTTGTCTCGTCCCCAAAAACTCCAAAACCAGATTTGGATCTTCCAAATCTTCAATTTTGGAATTGTATGGACTATGGGGTTCGATGTATTGTAAAGCAACACATCTCTACAATGGATTTTGAAGTGCATAGTCGTAACTATGGAAATTTGCACGGAGAATATTTGTTTACTTTAGACAACTTTCATGCTGATCCCGATATAATTGATTCTAATGTCAGTGAAATTCCTGAAGAACATAAGTCACATAATTGCATTATGCTTGAAAATGGACAATTTTGTTTATACCCAAATAATCGAATGAGAGTTTATGATCTGTCGATTACTCCAGAAAACCCAAAAACTCCAGATTTTAAGGTTTCGACACATTTCTTTCAAGTCGAGAATGGATTAAAATGGGGAAGACTGGGAGATACTGATGAATATTTTTGGAAAACCCCAGAAGAAAAACAAAATAAATAAGTTTTTAGTGCAGGTTTTATGCCTTGGAACGCTTTTCAATGGGTAGACACCTCCTGTTAGAGGTGTATGATGTTAATCACGACCTAATTAACAATGGAATTGTCCTTGAAGAGGTAATGCTCAAAGGTATTAATCGGGCGGGAATGACCATCCTGAACATCTTCAAGCACTGTTTTATACCACAAGGATGTACAATCGTAATTGCGCTTGCTGAAAGTCATGTATCGTGCCATACATGGCCAGAAGAAGGTTGTTTGGCAATAGATGTTTACACATGCGGCGAAGGAAATCCAAAATTAATTGCATTAGAACTATTAAAATATCTCAATTCAGATAATTATTCTCTTAGAGAAGTAAATCGTTAAATAGGAATAGGAGATAGCAACCTCCTTCATAAAAGTTCTGTTTTTACTAAAAAACAGGAGCTAAAATGTTATTCGAATCCGGAGATTCTCAAAAAAGAATAATTCAAGAAGTTATGCATGATTATGCACCAAAGCATAATCTTAAAAAGCAAACTGAATTACATGAAAAAATTCGTAATGATATTGACTATGATGATTGGGATTATGGAACTGAACCAAATTATGGTTCTTCATGGAAATAGACATAAATAAAAGATAGAAATTTAATTCTCGAATGGCAATACAAAGGATATCTAGATCGTTTAAAGATATTAGTTTATCCTTTGATCCTCATCCGGTGACAAAGGATCTACCAATACTCAAAAATGAGCGAGCAATTACTAGATCAATTCGAAATCTAGTAGAAACAATTCCAACTGAAAGATTTTTTAATTTATCACTTGGATCTGAAGTTCGTTCAAGTTTATTTGAATTTGTAGACTATGGTACTGCTTCAATTGTACAAAATCAAATTGAAACTACAATTGAAAATTATGAACCAAGAGTTAATAATGTCAAAGTGGAAGTAGATCCTCAACCAGATAATAATTCATTTGAAGTTACTGTTATATTTGATATTATCGGACAACAATTTCCCACACAACAATTTACATTTCTACTAGAGGCAACCAGATAAAATGCCTTTTACTAAATTTACAAATCTAGACTTTGATCAAATAAGAACATCTATCAAGGATTATCTCCGTGCTAACTCTACATTCACGGATTTTGACTTCGAAGGATCCAATTTCTCCGTACTAATCGATACCTTAGCATACAATACTTATATTACCGCATTTAACTCAAATATGATTGTGAACGAATCCTTTTTGGATTCTGCAACACTCAGAGAGAATGTAGTTTCACTCGCAAGAAATATTGGATACACTCCACGCTCCAAAACCTGCTCCAAGGCACAGGTAACGATTACTGGCACTACCACTGAAAATACTTCATCAGTAACTCTTCCAGCCGGTTTGGTGTGTGTAGGAACCGCAAATGATACTTCATACATCTTTTCTGTTCCAGAAAATATCACAACAAAAGTAAATAATGGATCTGTTACTTTCGATAAGATTGATATTTATCAAGGAACATTCTTAACAAAAACTTTTACGGTAGATGGATCTCTTGATCAAAGATTTATTTTAAATAATTCTAATATTGATAGTTCAACGATTTCAATTTATGTTAAGGGTATCCAGGATAGTGGATTAGGAATCAAATATTCATTGGTTGATAACATCTTAAATATTGATTCAACATCAGAGATTTATTTAATTCAAGAAGTTCAAGATGAAAAATATGAGATTATTTTTGGTGATGGTAGATTTGGAAAGAAATTAGAGAACAATACTGTTGTAACAGTTCATTATATTGTAACCGATGGAAAAGATGGAAATGGTGCTTCTAAATTTACATTTCAGTCTACATTAAAAACTTCTTCAGGAACACCGGTTATTTTAAATGGATCTATTGTTGCAACAAACCAACCTTCCCAAAATGGTGCAGAGATAGAAGAAATTAATTCAATTAAGTACTTTGCCCCAAAAATCTATTCATCACAGTACAGAGCAGTAACTGCTCGTGACTATGAGGCAATTATTAAGAAAATTTACCCAGATACTGAATCTGTGGCAATTGTTGGTGGAGAGGAAATGATTCCACCAGAGTATGGGACAGTTACTATTAGTATTAAACCCAAGGGTGGTACATATGTTTCATCCTTCAATAAAGAACAAATTGCAAATAAACTAAAGCAATACAGTGTTTCTGGTATTAATCAAAAAATTATTGATCTCAAAATACTCTATGTTGAGATTGATAGTGCGGTTTACTATAATTCTGCTCAAGTATCCGCAGAAGAATCTTTAAAGACGAAGATATTTAATTCACTTACAGAATATTCCAAATCGACAGATTTAAATAAATTTGGTGGAAGATTTAAATACAGTAAAGTTTTGCAAATTATTGATAATACAGATGTTTCGGTTACATCCAATATCACAAAAATTAAAATTAGAAGAGATCTTAAAGCACTAATAAATCAGTTTTCTCAATACGAATTATGTTTTGGAAATAAATTTCATACAAATTCTAAAGGTTATAATATTAAATCTACCGGATTTAAAATTGCCACAGAAACTGAAATGCTGTATTTTACAGATACACCAAATACTGATGGATTAACTGGAATTATATCAGTTGTAAAGAAAAATCCAACATCTGAAGGAAAAATTCAAATTGTTGTACAATCTGCAGGAACTGTAGATTATGTGAAGGGGGAAATTAAATTAGGAACGATTAATATAACTTCTACTGAGAAGGAAAATGATATTGTCGAAATTCAAGCATATCCAGAATCAAATGATGTAGTTGGATTAAGAGATCTATATTTGAGTTTTGACATTTCAAAAAGTTCAATAAATATGGTTAGGGATGTAATTGCATCTGGAGATGAAATATCTGGAACAACATTTACCAGAGATTATTATACATCAAGTTACTCAAACGGAAACCTAACAAGATAATAATATGATACAGACGGGATTTGAGTCTAGAGTCAAAATACAGCAAATAATTGACAACCAACTTCCAGAATTTATACTGGATGAAAGTCCCAAAGCTTCAGAATTTTTGAAGCAATATTATATTTCTCAGGAATATCAAGGTGGTCCTGTTGATATTGCAGAGAACTTAGATCAATATTTAAAACTAGATAATTTAACTCCAGAGGTGGTTGTAGGTAATACTAGTCTTAGTAGCAACATTACCTCTACAGTCGGGATTATTACAGTAACAAGTACAAAAGGATTTCCCCAAAAATATGGTTTGATTAAAATTGGTGATGAAATTATCACTTATACTGGTATTACCACTAATACTTTTACTGGATGTATTCGTGGATTTAGTGGTATTACTTCATATCATGCAGTATCCAATCAGGAAGAATTGGTATTTTCTACTTCAAAATCTTCAGTACATACCTCAGGATCTTCTGTACAAAATTTAAGTTCTTTATTTCTAAAAGAATTTTATAAAAAACTAAAATATACATTAACTCCAGGATTGGAGGATGTAGATTTTGTTTCCGATTTAAATGTAGGAAACTTTATTAAAAATGCAAGATCTTTTTATCAATCTAAAGGTACTGATGAATCTTTTAGAATTTTATTCAATATTCTTTTTGGAGTAACTCCAAAAATAGTAAATTTAGAAAATTTCTTAATTAAACCTTCTGCTGCACAATATGTAAGAAGAAAAGTTGTTTCTGCAGAAAGAATTTCTGGAGCTGGAGATCCTTCAAAATTAGTTGGACAATCAATTTTTAAATCTACCGATCCTACTACCAGTGCATCAGTATCTGAAATAGAAATATTTACCAAAAGTAATACAAAATATTATAAAATTTCACTTTTTATTGGTTATGATGAAAGATCTGCAATTGAAGGAGACTTTACTATTACGCAGAATACAAAATGTTTAGAAAATGTTTCCATAGGATCCTCTGTTATTTCAGTTGATTCTACAATTGGATTTAAAGAATCTGGAACTATTGTATCTGGAAATAATACAATAAGTTATACGGATAAAACAATTAATCAATTTTTGGGATGTACTGGAATAAATGAAGTACTTAATTCCATAGATAATATAAGATCTGATGAAATTTATTTTGGATATGAAAATGGGGATACTACTAAAAAAGTAGAATTTAGAATCACCGGGGTACTATCCGAATTTGTACCAGTATCACAATCTTTTAAAGTTTCTGTTGGAGATGAAATTTCAATAAAAAGTCTAGGAGAACTAATTGAAGATACTGGTAGTTCTTATAAAGAAATTTTTGCAAACTCTTGGATCTATAATACAAGTTCTAGATATGAAATAGAAACCTTTATTGAATCAAAACCAAAACTTAAAAGCACCACTAATAAATCAAGTTTAAAGGTGGGAGATATTGTTGAAATTGTAGAAAGATATAGTAATATAGTAAGATATCCAACTACAATCTCAAATGTACCTTATGTCAAATCTATTAATAACGATCTAAAAACACTCGAATTAAATGATTTTTCTTTGAGTGGTTGGTATTCTAGTAGTGTAGAGTACGATTTAAGAAGAAAGGTGAATAAAGCAAGCAGTTCTACAATTCCAATTGAATATGGAAATGATACCATTTTATCTGACGTATTGAATGTATACAATGAAAATGATGATTATGCATATGTCGCTTCAAATTCATTTCCCTCAAACAATAAAAATTTACTGAGACCTTATACTTATCAGATAACTACAGATACTATATCTTCAATCGCTTTTCAGTTATCAGATAAAATTGATGAAAATTATTATAGTACAATAAATTTTAATGATCCAGTTCCATTTATTACTGGAGATAGAGTTTATTATCAACCAAGTTCATCCGTTATTTCTGGATTAGAAACTGGATCTTATTATGTCGAGGTTCAAGGAAATAATAAAAAAATCAAATTGTATGATTCAAAATCTTTTATTGGTAGCAATAATTATATAAAATATTTAAATTCAACCCTCAATTCGCAAAATACTCATAGATTTGTTTTATACTCACAAAAATCTGAAACTATTAGTGGTCAAAAAATACTTAAAAAATTTCCATTAAACCCAAATACTGAAAATGGGAATGGTGAATTGACTCAACCAGGTTCAATTGGAATGTTAATCAATGGAGTTGAGATTGAAAATTATAAATCAAATGATAAAGTTTATTATGGGCCTTTGAAATCTATAAACGTTTTAAATGGTGGAAGTAATTATGATGTTATAAATCCACCATCAATTACAATTTCTGCTGGGTTGGGAATAACTGCATTAGTTCAACCAGTTTTAAGTGGAAGTATTAAAAAAGTATTTGTAGATGCTCAAGATTTTGATATTAATACTATTGTATCAATTGCAGTAACTGGAGGTAATGGAAATGGGGCAGTATTAGAACCCATTTTGAAGCAAAGATTTCGTGAAATTTACTTCGATGGTAGATTGTCTACAAATTCTGGTGGAGTAGACTATGAAAATGAAACTATAACATTTTTAACTAATCATAATTTAAATGATGGGGATAGGGTAATTTATAATTCCAATGGAAACGATGCAATTGGTATCGGAACTTTTGGTAAATCGAATAATAATCAAAATATAAGTTTATCCAATAATTCTGAATATTATATAAAAAAAGAAAGTAACAATACTATCAAACTATACCCATCTTTTTCGGAGTATTCAGTTGGAATTAACACAATAGGATTTACTGAAGTATATAACTCTGGAATTCACAAGTTTACATCACTATCCAATAAAAAAACAATATCGGAAATTAAAGTAATTAATGGTGGCCAAGGATATCAAAATAGAAAGTTAATTGTAAACCCAACAGGAATATCTACTATAAATCATACAATTAATTTTAATAGTCATGGATTTAATGAGGGAGATCTCATTGAGTATAATTATCAAACAACATCAATTGTAGGTCTTTCTTCAGCATATCAATATTATATTTCAAAATTGGATGATAATTCTTTTAGATTATTTAATGCTGGAATTGGAGGAACAAATCTTTCAAATTACAATAGAAAAAATTATATTAAATTTTCTTCAACAGGATCAGGATATCAATATTTTAAATATCCCGATATTTCAGTTTCGATAACTTATTCTAGGGAGAGTTCTAGCACCTATACTACTATTATAGCAACCCCTGTGGTTAGGGGAAGTATTATTGATACATATTTGTATGAAAGTGGTACAGGTTATGGATCAACTAACTTAAATTTTCACAAAAAACCACTAATTGCAATAAAGACGGGAAAAGAGTCTCAGGTAAAACCAGTTATTATTAATGGGACAATTGATTCAGTTAATCTTCAATATGGGGGATATGATTACTATTCTGTCCCAGATTTGATCATAACAGATCCTACTAATTCTGGAACAGGTGCAGAATTAAGACCAGTTATATCAAATGGAAAAATAACTTCGGTCCAAATTACTAATCCTGGAATAGGATATTCAACTTCCACAACTATCTTAGTAAAATCTTCAGGTATTAATGCACTTCTTGATGTTAATGTTAGAGAATTAACTGTCAATAATAATGTAAAACTTGGAAATGAAATACTAATTGAAAAAGGTAATAATTTGCAATATGTAATTTCTGGATATTTTGATACTCTTAGGAATTCATTCAATGATATTGATTCAAAACATTCTGAAATTATTGGATGGTCATATGATGGAAATCCAATATATGGACCATATGGGTATCCTGATCCAGAAGTAGAATCTGGATTAAAACTCTTGACTTCTGGATATACGCAGAGTACCTCCAATGTTTTTGATAGACCTAGTGTATTTGATGGAGGATTCTTTGTAGAAGACTATGCATATACAAATTCTGGCGACTTAGATGAATATAATGGAAGATTTGGAAAAACTCCAGAATTTCCAAATGGAGTTTATGCATATTTTGCCACATTAACAAGTCAAACTTTAGTACCAACATTTCCATATTTTATTGGAAACAAGTATAGGTCAAATTATATTGGTGATAATTTAAATATTGACCAATCATTTGATTTTAATAATTCATCCTTAATTAGAAATACCTTTCCATATAAAATTTCCGATAAGTATGCTTCTAATGATTTTATAATTGAGTCAAATGAATTCTCAAATCAAAAATCAGTTATTGAATCAGTGACAGAAGGATCTGTAGAAAATTTTGATATCTCAAATTTTGGGTCAGATTATAAAATTAATGATTCTCTAGAATTTGATAATGACACATCTGGGGGTGGATTAATTGTAAAAGTATCTTCAATAAAGGGAAAGGAAATTGTAAATCTTAATACTTCAGTACAAACTTATGAAAGCGTTGTTTTTAATTGGAAAAATGAAGGTGAAGTAAAAGCATTTATCAAACCATATCATACATTATCCAATAGTGATTATATTACAATTTCTGGATTTTCTACTAATCTAAGTCAATTAAATGGATCCTACCAAATAGGAGTTACTTCATATTCATCTTCTTGCATTTCTTCAATAACTTCATCAACAGTAGGATTTTCTACTGAAATTTATGTATCCCAATTACCTTCAGAACCAATATCAGTTGGAAGTAGTATTGTTATTGGCAATGAAACATTAAAAGTTCTGGAAATATTTAAAAATTTAAATATTTTGAAAGTTCAAAGAGGTTCTAGTGGAGTATCTCATACTGCAACAACACAAATAAATTTCTTGCCAGATTATTTTACATTTACAAATAATACCAATTATTTTGATTCATATTCAACTGATAAAGTTTATTTTAATCCAAAAGAAAGTATTGGAGTTGGTACAGATGTTGGAATTACAAGTTCAATAACTTTCAATTTTGGAGTTTCTTCAATAACTAGAATAATTCCAACGAAAGGAATTTATATTGAAAATCATCCATTTAGAGACAATCAAAAAGTTATTTTTGAAAAAACTACCGGTGCTCCCCAACTTTCTATATCAACTACATCTAATCTTGCAGATGCGGTTAGTTTTCCAAGTTCTGGAAATTCTCAAATAGCATATATTGTAAACAAAAATAAAAATACAATAGGGATAAAAACAAGTATAAATTCTGCAGAAGTATTTTTTACAAATATTAACGGTGCCAATGATGATGAATATTCTTTTAGTAGTACTTATGATCAAGTAATTGGTAATGTAGAAAAAATCAAATCTACGGTTTCAGTTTCTACTTCACATAATTTGACTAATGGAGATTTAATTGATCTTATTATTAATCCAAATTTATCAGTTGGTATTGGTACTTCAACTTCAATTTATGTAAAAAGAAACTCAATTGACAATAAGATTCTTATGAATCCTATTGGATTCAACTCAACTGGTATTAGTACACAAACAAATACTATCACAATTAATTCTCATAACTTAAATACTGGGGATAAAATCTACTACTCATCAACAGATTTAATTGCATCAGGATTATCTACAGGATCATATTTTGTATATAAAGTTGATAACAATAAGATTAAACTTTCTGAGACATATACAGATTCCGAGGTTAATCCACCGGTAGTAGTAAGTATTGCAGGTACTGGTGGAAAATATCAAAATATTTCATTAATAAATCCACAAATAAAAACTGTTAAGAATAATGATCTAGTATTCAAATTATCCGATTCTTCTTTATCTGGATACAAATTTAAAATTTATTATGATCAGGAATTTAAAAATGAATTTGTTTCTACCGCAACAACTTCAGGATTTACACTGATTGGTGTTGGAACTGTAGGAGTATCTTCAACTGCATCAGTAACTATAAAATATGATAGTAATTTACCAACCAAGTTATATTATAATTTGGAAAAATCTGGATACATAAGTACTTCTGATAAAGATGTAAGTAACTATTCGGAAATATTATTTGTTGATAGTCAATATACCAATGCCTATTCAGTTTTTGGTGTAGGAACAACAACTTTCAATATTACATTGAATAAGATTCCAGAAAAATTAACATATTCTCAGGATGAATGTGATGTTATCGAATATTCCACAACTTCCATCTCATCAAAAGGACCTATTGATAAAATTAACATCATATCCGGAGGAACTGGATATAAAAAACTTCCATCACTTTCCGGATTCAATTCTGAAGATGGAAAAGATGCTTATGTCATTGCAAAATCAAAAACAATAGGATATCCAAAAGAGGTTAGAATTATTAATGAAGGTTTTGAGTATTCTTGCGATAAAACTTTAAGGCCGGATGCTTATATATCACCATTGATTACAATTGAAAATTCAAATACAATTTCAAAAATTAATATTTTGGATGGGGGAAGGAATTATGTAAATGCACCTTCTATCACGGTTGTTGATTCGGAAACTGGAGAGAAGATAGATAGTGGAATTTTAGAAGCAACTCTATCCGGAAGTTCAATTAATTCTTTAAATATTATTCAAGAACCAAAAGGATTACCACCAACAACAGTAAAATTATTTGCTACAAATAATACTAATGGAATTAGTATTCAAAAAGTTGAATCATCATCTAGTGGAATTTTTACATGTGCAATAACTACTCCAAGTTTAGGATTTAGTACAAATCCATTTAGTATTGGTGATAAAGTATTTGTTGAGGGAATACAAAAACAAGGTATTGGATCTGGATTTAATTCTGAAGACTATGGTTATGAGTTCTTTACTGTCAGCAATTATGATAATAGTGAGATTTTAGATAGAGTTACATTTAATATTTCCGGATTAACAACAAATACTGGAGTAGCAAAAACCATTCAAGATTCAGTTGCAAATATTATAAAATATGATGATTATCCAAAATTTGAAATTATACAAAAAATATCTTATTTTAGAATTGGGGAAAAAATTATTTCTGATGGAATAGAGAGGGATTTGATTATCTCAAATTCCGAAAGTAATTTTATTAAAGTATATGGTACTTATAATCTTTCATTAGGTGAAGTTATAATAGGAAAAGAATCTGGAAATATTGCAACAATAAGTAAAATAGAACCAAATCTAGGAAAATTTAAAATTGATTATGCAGTAGAAAAACAAAATGGTTGGGCAAATGATATTGGAAAATTAAATGAAGATACCCAGACAATTTCTGACAATGATTATTATCAAAATCTTTCATACACCATAAAAAGTCCTATTGGGTATGATAATTTAAAAACATCAGTAAATAATTTACTCCACACCAGTGGGTTGAAAAATTTTGCAGATACGCAAATTACATCTAATGGCAAATCTGGAATCTCAAGTTCACAATATTTAAATATAGTTTATGATATAATAGGAGAAAATAGAGTTGATACGATTTATAATTTTGATTTAGTTAAAGATATTGATGTAGTAAATAACTCTTCAAAGTTTATAAAATTAAATAAAAAAAGATTATCTAATTATACTGATTGTATAACTAATAAAGTTTTGAAAATAGATGATGTAAGTAAAAGATTTTCTGATTCTGATGGAAATCCTTCAACATTTTTAAATATTTTAAAAATTGATTCTTCAAATTCATATAATGAATTTCTTTTTAGAATTTCAAATACTTCTAATAATCAAATTCAATTGACAGAATTGATTGTATTATCTGATCAAAATAATGTATTTCAAATACAAAAGAATTCCATATTCAATTCCAATAGTGATACTGAATATGGAGCATTTTCAATATATGAAGATGAAATAGGCGAGAATTATCTACAATTTATTCCAACAAATCCATATGATTATGATTATGATATCAAATTAATTAGAAGTAAGTTTAACTCATCTTTGGCGGGAATTGGGTCTACATCTATAGGATTTGTCAATCTTACTGGTGCAGCAACGACTTCAATGTCTGGAGTAACAACTTCAATTATTTCTATTCCAACATATAAATTTGAATCATTGTATGCAAATGTTCAAATAATTAATAATATTAATAATTCAACCAACCAAATGAATTTTGTTGATGTTTATTTAAACTACGATGGAACACATACTTATATTTCCGAATATTATGTTGATTCAGAGTCTTCAACAAATAATTATTCTGGCAATTTAATTGGAACTTTTGGTGCTAGCATTTCATCCGGAATAATATCACTAAACTATACCAATAATTCATCAAGTCTAGTCAATATTCGTTCAAAAATTGTTGGGTTTGGAACAACTGCAGTTGGAGTAGGAACTTATAGATTTAAATTGTCAGGAGAAATAGATGGTTTAGAGCAGACTGCAATATATCAATCAAATTATTTGAAAAATGTTTCTCTAGCATCCACAACTCTAACAACACTAAACAAATTTAATTTTAATGCAATCAAATCTTTTGTTAAAGTAGGTATAGGATCTACTAGTGCTTTACACAAAATATTATTGATTCAAGATGGAACAAACTTTTATATACAACAATCAGCATTTCTTTCACTTGAAGGTTCATTGGGAATAGGAACATTGGGAATAGGAACTTTTGGTGGAGAATATTCTGGAAATAATTTTGAATTTAAATTCTATAAAGATTCAAATATAAATTCAAATATTGATATTCTTTCATTTAATCAATGTATATACACTGATGTAAATGGTGACAATATTCCACCAAATCTTTCCTATGGTAAAGTTGATGAATCTTTTGAAATTCTCCAATATAATTCAATTAATGGAGATAGAATTCGTAGATTAGATTTTGATTTGAAAACTAATGGAAATCCAATATTTGCAAAAATCTTTGATCCTATTGATAGTACGGTTTTAAATCTTTCAACCGGCGAATTTATAATTAAAAATCATTTCTTTAGCAATCTTGAAAAATTAATTTATACTCCAAAATCTACATTTATTGGAATAGGAGAAAGTTCTGTAGGAATAGGATCAACATTAAATTCAGTTGGTGTGCTTACCAATAGATTACCATCCGAAGTTTATGTTATTAAAATATCTAATGATACATTCAAATTATCTACTAGAAGAGATTATGCATCATTAGGAATAGGGGTAACATTTACTTCTTATGGTCTAGGAAATGCTCATCAACTTGAAATGGATCACAAAAATGACAAATCATTAATTATTGTTGATAATATTGCACAATACCCGTTAATTTATACTCCCATAAATTACAGTCTTTTTAATAATGGAGGTCAAATTAATAGTTCTTCAACTATATTCTCTTTAAGTGGAATTTCCTCAATATCACCAAATAATATACTTAAGATTGATAATGAATATATGAAGGTTATTTCGGTTGGATTTGGAACTACAAGTATTGGTCCTATAACTAATGCTGGATCTTTTTCATTGGTCGAAGTTTCTAGAGGTTTTGTGGGATCATCTGCAACTACTCACCAAGATACTGTCGGAATTGCAACAATTTATACAGGATCTTACAATATTGTTGGAAGTAAAATTTTCTTTGCAGAAGCACCAAGAGGAAATCCACAATTAAATATAGATAGGGGCAATTTGTCATATGAAACTTCCGATTTTTCTGGAAGAGTATTTTTAAGAAATGATTATAGTACAAATCAAATTTATGATGATTTATCCTATAAATTTACAGGAATAGGGAGGACATTTACATTAACTAGTCAAGGAATTAATACGGTGGGACTAGGATCTACTGGAGGAAATGGAATTCTTTTCATAAATGGAGTTTTCCAAACACCCACGACAGATAATAATCCAAAAAATAATTTTAAAATTATTGAAAATTCTGGAATATCAAGTGTTATATTTTCTGGTATTACATCTGCTAATAGTTTAGATGTACTCACATCACAGTTTGATGTTAATCAAAATCAAACTCCAAGAGGAGGAATAATAGTTTCTCTTGGATCATCCCTTGGGTTGGGTTATGCACCTCTTGTTGGGGCATCCGTAACAGCAGTTCTAAATGGAGGAAGTATTATATCTGTTGGATTGGGAACAACAGATAATTTGGGTTCTGGATATAATGGTATTGTTTCTGTAGGGGTAAGTGTATATCAAAGTGGACATCAAGGTACTCCAGCAGCAATAACAGCATCTGTTGGTGCTGGTGGAACCCTGTCATTTAATATTGTTTATGGTGGTGACGGATATACAAATCCAAAAATATTAGTTTCTCCACCATCTTATGAGAATTTAGAAGTCATTGGTGTGTCCAGATTGGGGATAGGAACAACAACTACCACAGGAATTGGATTACTACTGACAGTTGATGTTGACGCGGGTATTACTTCTTCTACTGGAATAGGATCTACATATTTTGGCGTATCATCGTTCAAAATTTCTAGACAAGGATATTCATTTAATCGTGGAGATGTATTTAAACCGGTCGGATTAGTTACAGATAAAAGATTATTATCTCCAATATCCGAATTTAAATTAACAGTTATAGAAACATTTTCGGATTCTTTTGCTGCTTGGCAGTTTGGGGAATTTGATTATATAGATTCTGTAAAAAATTATCAAGATGGACTAAGAACTAGATTTCCATTATACTACAATTCCAATTTACTTAGTTTTGAAGCTGCCGAGGATTCTCTTATAGATTTAAACAATTTATTATTAATCATTATTAATGGAGTTATCCAAGAACCTGGGGTTTCATATCAATTTGCAGGGGGAACATCCTTTATATTTACTACTGCACCAAAATTTGAAGATGATATTGCAATATTCTTTTATAGAGGAACTAAGGGATCTGATAGTAAACTTGTTTTAAATATACCTGAAACTATAAAAAAAGGTGATACTGTTCAAATACTTAAAAGAAATGATATAAAAGGAACCTTGTCTCAAAATGAAAGGGTAGTATTTGATTTAACAAGTTCTGATAAATTTGAAACTGATTTGTATTCTGGTCAAGGTGTAGATAGTATTAATAATAAACCAATGAGTTGGACTAAACAGAAAAAGGATAGTTTTATTAGTGGTGAAATAGTTTATAAATCCAGAGATTCAATAGAGTCTTTGGTTTATCCAACTACAAACATAATTAAAGATTTTTCAACTACCGATAAAGAAATTTTTGTAGATAACGCACAATTCTTTAATTATGAAAATGAGGGGTCTCCACAATTCAATGCCATAATTATTGATCCAAATTCTGTAAATACTGTTGGATTGGTTACCAATTTCAAAAAAGAAGTTATAACTAATATTTCTTTAGTTGAAGGTTTTTCAGGAATCATTACTGGCATAGGTACAACATCTGGAATAGGAGTTCCTTTAGCACTCAAATTTTATTTAAATTCTGTTGGAGCAGGACTTTCGGCTGGTTATCCAATTTATATTTGGAATACTAATGTTGGAAAAGGAGTTACTTCAATTTATAATTCAAATTCTTCAGTTGTTGGAGTTGGAACTACTTTCTTAGATAATATCTACAATATCAGTGCATATTCTGTCAATATTAATGATGTTGGCATCATTACTTGCAACATACTGTCATTAACTTCTACAGTAGGACTTGCGACTTCTGGATCTATGGTCGGAAATTTCTCTTGGGGTAAAATGTCCGGATTCTCCAGATCTAGTTCTCCAATTTCAATAGGTGTTACTGGAAAAATTGTTGATGTTGGATTGTCAACTTTTTCAACAATTCAGAGAAGAAGTAGTTCTGAGCAAGGTATTGGTGTAAGAGGTACTGGATCATTACCCAAAAAAATATCTGAATAATGGATTATAAATATAGAAAAAACTAGTAATATGTCTGCAGTTGTAACAGATCAATTTAGAATTATAAATGCAAGTAATTTTGTAGATTCTGTGACAGATTCTACAAATGCATATTATGTATTTCTTGGGTTGACAAATCCTACACAAGTTGGATTTGGGAGAACTACTGATTGGGATACTGATCCACCAGCACCGGTTGATAATTTGGATTATCTATCCCATTATCATGACACTTCAATTTTTGGTAAAAGAATTATAAGTTCAAATATTAGAAGAATTATAAGAAAGATTGAATGGACTGCTAATACAAAATATGAAATGTATAGGCATGATTATAGTAGTTCAAATTTAAGTCCATTAAGTCAATTAAGTAGACTTTATGATACAAACTATTATGTTCTTAATAGTGATTATAGAGTTTATATTTGCATTGATAATGGATCTTTGGGTAAAAATCCATCTATTGGCGGATCTTTAGATGAACCAAAATTTACGGATTTAGAACCATCTCCGGCCGGAGAAAGTGGAGATGGATATGTTTGGAAATATCTTTTTACAGTTTCACCATCAGATGTAATTAAATTTGATTCTACAGAGTATATTGTTGTTCCCAATGATTGGGATAAACCTATCAATGATATTACTGATTCTGAAATAGTTAGAGTTAAAGAAAACGGCGATTCTACTGCCAACAATAATCAAATTAAAAAAGTTTATATCGAAAATGGTGGAAGTGGATATAGTACTGGAACTTGTGATATTCTAGGTGATGGTACAGGAGGTAGAGTTTTAGTTGAAACTGAAGATAGTGTGGTAGTTTCAACCACCGTCGTTACTGGAGGTAGTGGATATACTTACGGTATAGTTGATTTGGGACCCGTTCAACCAGCAACTCTCACCAATAAGGCAAAACTTATACCAATTATTCCTCCATCTAAGGGACATGGGTATGATCTATATAAGGAATTAGGTACTGATAGAGTTTTAATTTATGCGAGATTTGATGATTCTACGAAGGATTTTCCAACAGACTCTAGTTTTTCACAAATTGGTATTTTAAAGAATCCAACTACATACAGTAGTAATGAAATTTTTAAAGATAATCAATATTCATCATTGTATTCAATCAAATTATCTTCCGGTACTCCCACGATTGGACAAAAAATTACACAAACAGTCACTGGAATTGGAACTGCGAGAGGATATGTTGCTTCTTATGATAGTGAAACTAAAGTTTTAAAATATTATCGAGATAGATCATTATTCTTTGGATCTACTGGCAATAGTGATCAAACAGATTACGATGATGTAAGTGATAATTCAAAAGTATTGTCATTTAGTTCATCTGGAGGATTAATATCTCCTTTTAGTGGATCTATTGATGTATCTTTTGGAAATCCTACTCCTACAAATAAAGTTACTGTAGGAAATAAGGTTATAGACTTGGGTGTTACTTTCACAAATGGATTGGCAAATCCAGAGATAAATAAATCATCGGGAGATATTATTTACATTGATAATAGACCTCTAGTCTCTAGAAGTTCACGACAAAAAGAAGACATTAAAATTATCCTGGAATTTTAAAGAAAAATGGCACAAAAAACAAATTTAAATGTTAGTCCATATTATGATGATTTTAATTCTGAGAAGAATTATTATAAAGTTTTATTTAATCCAGGGCGCCCAGTTCAAGCTAGAGAATTAACGACTTTTCAATCGATTCTTCAGAATCAAATAGAATCTTTTGGTAGTCATATGTTTAAAGAGGGATCTATGGTGATCCCAGGTAACATAGGATATGATGGTCAATATTACTCAGTAAAACTTAATCCTACCAATTTTGGTATTGATGTTTCGGTATATATTAATTATTTTGTAGGTAAAAAAATAACCGGACAATCTTCAGGAACAACCGCAATTATTCAATATGTTGCATTACCTGATGGAAATAATGTAACAGATTTAACAATATATGTAAAATACTTAGATTCTGATAATAATTTTAAATTTAATGCATTTGAAGATGGAGAATCTTTATCTGCAGATGAAAATATAATATATGGAAATACTACGATTAATGCTGGAACTCCTTTTGCATCATTAGTTTCATCAAATGCAACTTCTATAGGATCTGCAGTTTCTATTGCAAAGGGTGTATATTTTGTTAGGGGATATTTTGCTAATGTAGAATCGGATACATTGATTCTTGACAATTATACAAATACACCATCGTATAGAGTAGGTTTAAAAATTGATGAATTGGTTATAACTTCTAAAGATGATAAAACATTATATGATAATGCTAAGGGATTTACAAATTATGCAGCTCCAGGTGCAGATAGATTTAAAATTAATCTAACCTTAACAAAAAAACTTTTAACAGACACAAATGATACAGATTTTATTGAATTGCTGAGAGTTCGAGATGGAAAGATTAAAAAAATTGAAACACAAACTCAATATTCTTTAATCAAAGATTATTTTGCACAAAGAACTTATGATGAATCTGGAGATTATTCGGTAAATCCATTTATCCCTTCAGTACATAATTCATTAAATGATAGACTTGGTAATAATGGAATATTTTTTAGTAATGAAAAAACTGATCAAGGAAATACACCATCTGATGATTTGATGTGTATAAAAATATCTCCAGGAAAATGCTATGTTAAGGGATATGATGTAACTACAACTGGAACAACAATTCTTGATGTTGATAAACCTAGAGATAAAGAAACTATATCTGGAGCAAATGTACCATTTGAGATGGGCAATCTTCTGAGAGTTAATAATGTTTCCGGAACACCAAAATTTAATGCAACCATAGATCTTTATCATTTAAGAAAAAATTCAACTTCATCTCCAAATGGTACAAAAATTGGAGATGCTAGAGTATATACGCTGAATTTAACAGATGCTGCATATTCAAATGCATCTACAAAATGGGATTTATACTTATATGACATTCAAACATATACTAAAATAACATTAAATTCTACAATATCTTCTTCGGATTTAAAGAAAACTTCATTTATTAAAGGAAAAAGTAGTGGTGCAAGTGGATATGCTACCGCCGATGGGAGTGGAGTTGTAGAGGTGTATCTGCGCCAAACTTCAGGATCATTTTCTGTTGGAGAACAAATTGAACTGGATGGAGTAAACTTTCCAAGAACAATTAAATCAGTTCAAACATACTCTACAGATGATATTAAATCAATTTATCAATCAACTGCTACATCTGGATATACAATTGCATTTATTGCAGATTCTTATCTTGAAAAATTTACATTACCAAATGGAGTAATATCAGTAAATATTGATGGAAGTACTGGGAGTACGACTGCTAATGGATCAATTTTTACTGGAATAAAAGTAGGAAGTATTATTAGATATCAAGAACCTGGAGCAACAATAGAAACTTTTAATAGAGTAACTGAAGTTTCATCTGATGGTCTTTCAATTACACTTAGTGCAATTACTAGCGTTTCAAATGTATGTGAGGGAAGTCTACCATCCACTGGTCAATATAATGTTTCAATTGGAGCACCAACCATAAGAAATAATAGTTCCGGATTTTTGTATGCAGAACTGCCAGATAAAAATATTGCATCTGTTAATTTATCTGGATCTAATCTGTCAATTTCTTCACAAATATCCAAAAATGTATCATCAAATAGTTTAAGTTTTAGTACTTCAGATTTTACTGGGATCACCAGTTCATTTTTACAAACATTTGATGAGGAGAGATATTCAATTCACTATTCTGATGGTGTAATAGAACCATTAACATCTGATAAATTTTCATTATCTGGAAATACAGTAACTATAAGTAATTTAACTAAATCAACTGACACTGGATCTATTGTTAATGCATCATTAATTAAGAATGGAATTACCACTAAGAAAAAGGAATATAATAGAAGCCGTATAGTTAATATAACAAGATCAAAATATGCACAATCTGGTAGTAATGGAAATTCATCAGTTAATGATGGATTAACATATAATAAGTTTTATGGTTTAAGAGTTCAAGATGAAGAAGTATGTTTAAATTATCCCGATGTATCAAAAGTTCTAGCAATTTACGAATCTTTTGATACTAATGCTCCAGTATTAGATCAAATAGAATTCAGTTCAAGTGCAAATGTAAGTACAAATGCAATAATTGGTGAAAATATACTGGGAAATTCTAGTAAAGCAGTAGCACGAGTAGTAAAAAAATCAATTTCCAATCCAAATATTTTAGAAATTGTATATCTAAATGAAAATAAACTCTCTTCTGCAGAGTCTGTATTATTCGAAGAATCTAATATTAATACAGATATTGTTTCAATAACTGAAGGAAAATATAAAAATTTAACATCTTCATATAAGTTAGATAAGGGGCAAAAAGAACAATATTACGATTATTCTAGAATCATTAGAAATGATAATACTACACAACCATCTAAGCAATTATTGATAGTATTCGATCATTACACTGTACCAACAAGTGATTCTGGAGATGTATTCACAGTATTGAGTTATGATGAACAAAGATTTTTGAGTGATATACCTTCTATTGGATCCAAAGGTGTCAGATGCTCAGATACTTTAGATTTTAGACCAAGAGTTCCAGTATTTTCTTCAACGACTAAATCTCCATTTGATTTTGATTCAAGAACTTTTACTAATGATCCCAGAATTATTTTATCACCTAACGAAAGTTCTTTGATTGGATATGATTATTATTTGGCAAGAATTGATAAATTATATGTAAATAAATTTGGAGTTTTATTACTTCAACAGGGTGTTTCTGCAAAATCACCAAAACCTCCAACTAAAAATGATGATGTAATGGAAATTGCAACCATTACTTTACAACCATATCTTTATAGACCTTCCGACGCAAAAATAACTCTCGTTGATAATAGAAGATATACAATGAGAGACATTGGTTCAATTGAAAATAGAGTAGGAAATCTAGAAAGAGTCACTTCCTTAACATTACTTGAATCTTCAACTGCATCACTTCAAATTCAAGACGCACAAGGAAGGGATAGATTCAAAACTGGATTTTTTGTGGATGACTTTAAAAATTATAGTTTGATCAATATGGATGTATCCAGAATTCAAGTATCACAATCTGGATCATCTATTGGTGGAAATGAATTGAGACCTATTATAAGTAGGAACACCCTTAAAAGTCAATTAGCACCAGCATCTAGTACAACTGATGAAACATTAGATTTATCGGCAAATTTTGAGTTGTTAGACTCAAATGTACAAAAAACTGGAAAAGTTGTAACTTTGAAATATAAGTCTGTTGATTGGATAGAGCAACCTTTTGCAACCACGCAAGAAAACGTAAATCCATTCCATATTTTGGAATATATTGGAAGTATAAAACTTACTCCTGAGGAAGATCGTTGGGTTAGAACTGTACAATTGTCAGATAGGCAAGTTTCTGTATCAGTAAATCTTAAATTGGATCTTGGGATTGCCAATTTACAAGATGTTAATACAACAGGAGAATCTACAGGTAGTGGAAGTGTGGTAAGATATGAAACTGAAGTATTTGATCGTAGTAATGTAGTAAAAAATAGTTCTTCAAGTATAAATGCAACTTCAGAAAGAATATTTTTAGGATCTTCTGCAGATCAGTATATGAGATCCAGAAATACTGAATTTTCTGTATCTTCATTAAAAGCAAAAACACAATTTTATCATTTTCTTGATGGGAATAGTGCCGTTGACTTTCTACCAAAACTTTTGGAGATAGCAAATGATAGTACATTGCAAAATTATGGATCATCGAAGCAATTTAGTGTTGGTGAAACTGTAATTGGAACTTACGGTGGACAAGATTTAATTACTTTCAGAGTTGCTTCTGGAGATCATAAGTATGGGCAATTTAATTCTCCATCTAAAACATATCAGATAAATCCCTATTTTCCAGAGGAAAAATTATCTTCAACATATAGTTCTTCATCAAAAGTTTTAAATATTGACACTTACTCCTTATGTGAAGAAGCACAAGGGAAATATTATGGATATGTAGTAAAAGGTATGAGATTGGTTGGGCAAACTAGTGGGGCAGTTGCGTATGTCAAAGATCTCAGATTAATTACTGATAATTATGGGGATTTAATTGGAACATTTTTCATAAAGGATCCAAATACAAATCCTGCTCCTACAGTAAGAATTAATACTGGTAAGAAAACATTTAAATTAAATTCAAGTGCTACTAATGAAGTACCACTTCCAGGAAATAAAGATCTTTCCAGTGCAGAAGCACTTTATACTTCAGAAGGAACAATTGAAACGTTTGAAAATGTTGTTACAACTACTACAACTAATGTTGAAACAACACAAACTCAAGTATGGAAAGAATATGTGACTCATGCCAGATACTATGATCCTTTAGCACAGACTTTTGCTGTTGGTGGTAAAATTGAGGCACCTTCTGCTATTAATACGAATGACGATTCAAATGGTGCATTTGTAACAGCAGTTGATTTATATTTTGCCACAAAGGATAGTGGAAATAATCCAGTAAGAGTTGAAATAAGAACTGTAGAATTTGGAACACCAACAAGATCTGTTCTTGGAACTCCTGCTGTACTAAGACCTGAAGATATTTCAATTTCCGATAATGGAGAAGTTGCAACTCATGTAGTATTTCCATCACCAATTTATTTGGCTCCAGGAAAACAATATGCAATCGTAGTTATTGCTGACACTAGTGATAAGTACTACTTATGGACTGCAGTGATGAAAGAGAAGACAGTCAATACAGCATCTTTACCAGCTGCTGATCAAGTAAGATATACTCAGCAATTTTCTCTTGGTAGATTATATAAATCTCAAAATGGTGCAGAATGGACTCCAAGTGATGATCAAGATTTGAAATTTAAACTTTATAAAGCAGAATTTACATCAGATACTGGAACAGCATTTTTCTACAATCCAACATTGGATGAAAGTAATGGATATGTTCAAAGACTGAATAATAATCCATTAACAACATTACCAAAAACTACTACTATTGGTATTACAACTTCATATATTCTTTCCAGTATATTAACGCCAGGAAGAAAAATTGGAGAAAATACAATTACATATAGATATGGGACTATAGTTGGTACTGGAAGTTCAGTTTCTTCTGTAGGACTTACTACTGGCGGAAAAAATTATGTTGACAGTAGTAATGCACAAACATTCAATATTACTGGAAAAGGATCTGGTTTAGTTTTAAATATTTCAACATCTAATGGTGTAATTACTGGAACTCCAACTATCGTATCTACAGGACATGGATATGCAGTGGGAGATGTTGTTGGAATTGTCACATCAAGTGTGGGAGTAAGTACTGCAACTGGTGCAGACGCAAGAATTACTATTACAGGAAATAGTAGCAGCATTGATACCTTATATCTTACAGGAGTTCAGGCGGAAGACTTTACTAAGACTGGAAGTTCAAACTTAGTATATTATAGCGACTCTGGAACTAGGGTTTCTCTTGCAAATACTTACATAACCAGTTCTTCAGTAACTCCACAAACAAGTCCAACAGATATAAATTCTGGAAATTTCTTAAAAGTTGATCATTTTGATCATGGAATGTATTCAAATACAAATCAATTAACTCTCAAAAATGTTCAATCTGGTATCTCTCCAGTTGTACTGACTTCAGAGTTACTTGCAGAAAATATAACTTCAATTAGTATTGGCGCTGGAGATACTACAAATTTTGCAACTTTTGAAGAAATTTCAGTAAGTCCAACTAATCCTGGATATGTAAAAATCAACAATGAAATTATTGGATATAGCAACGTTAGTGCTAGTGGAATTTTAACGATAATTTCTGGGGGAAGAGGAATTGATTCAACAATTGTTTCTACTCATCCAATTAATAGTCTAGTGTATAAGTATGAATTAAATGGTATTTCATTGAGAAGAATTAATAAGACACATGATATTAGTGATCTCAACATTGGACTAGATGGATATTATCTAGAAATTGATACCTCAGCAAATGGAAATGGTATAAATCGAAGTACTGATGGATCTTTTGCAGGTGCTCCTCAACTTTCATTTATGAGCAACCAAACTATTGGTGGATCTGGAGTTTTAGCAACAGAAAATATTCAATTCAATGCTTTAGTACCAACTTATGATATTTTAACCCCAGGATCTGCAACTTCAGTAGATGCAAAAATTAGATCTGTAAGTGGTACTAGCATAGGTGGAAATGAAACTTCATTCTTGGATAAAGGATTTGAACCAGTTCAATTGGGGCAATTGAACAATTTAAATTCAACACGAATTGTATGCTCCAAAATAAATGAATCTATAAAATTAACCAATTTACCTAGAAATAAATCATTTACTACAGGAATAACATTTAAGACAACAGATAAAAATTTATCTCCAGTATTATTCACTGACATCGCATTTACTGAATTTTATAGCAATAGGATTGATAAACCAATTTTCAATTATGCATCTGATGATAGAGTAAATTCCCTACTATATGATCCACATTCTGCAGCATATGTTTCTAATATAATTTCATTGGGTAATCCGGCAAAATGTTTGAAGGTTATTTTATCAGCATACTGCCACGAATCTTCAGATTTTAGAGTCTTGTATAGTTTAAATAGGGCAGACTCTAGTGAAATTTCCCAATCATTTGAACTTTTCCCAGGATATGATAACCTTACATATAATAATAATGATCAATATGTTTCTATAGATCTATCCAAAAATAGTGGAAGACCTGATCGTAAAGTACCTTCAAGTTTAAATGGAGAATTTAGAGAATATGAATTTACCGCAGATAATTTAGACTTATTCATTGGATATAGAATTAAAATAGTAATGTCAGGAACAAATCAAGCGTATGTTCCCAGAATTAAACAACTTAGAACACTAGCAGTACGATGATAAAAGTTGAAGGACATCCCAATTTATATCGGGATGAACAAACTGGTGCTATTATCAATCGTGACACAATAGCGTATGACAATTATGTAAATTCTCTTCATAAAAGAGATTCTCAAAAAAGAGAAATTGATAACATAAAAAATGATATAAATGAGATAAAATCTTTACTGAAACAATTGCTTGAAAAAAATGGATCCCTCTAAGATAGAACTTAATTCAATATCAAAACTTTTTGAATATGAAAAAATTTCAAGAGAAATAGAAAATTGTGAAGATGTTGAAATTTTAAAAAATATTTCTAAATCTTATGTAAAACTCTATTTTGCACAACAAGAATGTTTATTGAGTTTGAATACTAACACATAATATAAATAAAAAAGAGATCCGGTATTGTATAAATGGCTGCAGTATATGTTAGCAATCTAGTCATTAATGCTGGGGCAGATTTTAGCCAAATTTTTACCTTAGAAAGTATCTCTACAAATTCAGTTTTGGATTTGTCTACTTATACAATTACCTCACAGATGCGAAAGCACTCTGCTAGTTCATCTTCAATCAATTTTGTCTCCACTGTAGTAAATCCATCTGAGGGCACTATAAAAATTGGATTGACCAGTACAACTACAAAGAATATAAAACCAGGAAGATATATTTACGATATTAATGCTTACAATTCTTCTGATGGAATCACATCTAGAGTAATTGAAGGAATGGTTTTAGTGAGGGAAGGGGTAACTAGGTAATGGCAGATATAAGAGTAAGAGTTGGACAACCAGATTTACATGTAAATGTAGGTCAGCAAGGTGCCATAAAAGTATTGGCATCAAATACTGCCCTCGTGGGTGGAATTTCAACATATGCTTTTAATGCAGATTTTGCTACTATTGCAGGTATTGCAACCTTTGCAACAAAATCTGGCATAGCAACATCGGTAATTGGTGGTATTGCATCAGTCTCTCACCTCTATGTGAGCGGTATATCAACTTTTGTTGGCATAACTACATTTACTGGTGATGTATATTTTAGCGGTAATATTATTGGAAATTTAACATCAATAGATGGAGGTAGCTTCTAATGGCAAAACCAAATACTAGGCAAGAACTGATAGATTATTGTCTAAGGCGCCTGGGTGCTCCTGTATTGGAAATAAATGTGGATGAGGATCAAATAGATGATCTAGTTGATGACGCCCTCCAGTACTTCTATGAGAGGCACTTTGATGGTGTTGAGAGAATGTATTTAAAATATAAAGTAACGCAACAAGATTTGAATAGGGGTCAGGGTAAAGGAACAAATGGAGTTGGAATTGTAACCACTACAGGATCTGCAAATATTAGTGGTATTGGTACTACAACTTTCAATTTTTATGAGACTTCCAATTTTATTCAAATTCCAGATTCAGTAATTGGAATTGAAAAGGTATATAAGTTTGATACTAGCGATATTTCTGGAGGAATGTTTAGTATTAAATATCAGTTATTTTTAAATGATCTTTATTACTTCAATTCTGTTGAACTTCTCCAATACGCTATGGTTAAGTCATATTTGGAAGATATTGATTTCCTATTAAAAACTGATAAACAGATACGATTCAATAAAAGACAAAATAGAATGTATTTGGATATTGATTGGGGAGCACAAAAGGCAGATACATTTTTTGTAATTGACTGCTATAGGATATTAGATCCAAATGATTTCACTAAAGTTTATAATGATAGTTTTCTTAAAAAATATCTTACGGCATTAATTAAAAGGCAATGGGGACAAAATCTTATTAAATTTAGAGGAGTTAAATTGCCAGGTGGTATTGAATTGAATGGTAGAGAAATATATGATGACGCAGAAAGAGAAATCTCAGCAATAACAGAAAGAATGTCAATGGACTACGAACTTCCACCTTACGATTTTATTGGATAATGGCACTTAATCCCTTCTTTTTACAAGGATCTCCCGGAGAACAAAGACTCGTTCAGGAATTGATTAACGAGCAATTGAAGATTTATGGTGTCGAAGTATTATACATTCCTAGAAAATTTGTAAGGAAAGAAACTATCATAAGAGAGGTTACTGCTTCAAGATTTGATGATAACTTTGCTTTAGAAGCATATGTAAGTAATTATGATGGATATGCTGGATCTGGAGATATTTTAACTAAATTTGGAATGAGTCTAAAAGATGAACTAACGATTATTATTTCAAGAGAAAGATTTGAAGATTTCATAGCACCATTTTTAGATAGTATGAGTAATGATGAAATTATATTATCCACAAGACCAAGAGAAGGAGATATTATATATTTTCCATTGGGTAAAAGATTATTTGAAGTTAAATTTGTAGAGCATGAACAACCATTCTACCAATTAGGAAAAACTTATGTTTATGAATTAAGATGTGAACTCTTCGAATATGAAGATGAAATTGGTGGTTTTAGTGATATCAATTCTGTTGTAGAAGAAATAGATGGAACCTTACAAAATCAAGGGTATATTACATCATTACAATTATTTGGAAGTGGTCAACGAGCAACGGCATCTTCTGGTATTGGAAGTGGATATGTGAGAAAAATTACTCTTTCAAATGATGGATATGATTACGTTGGAATTCCTACTGTTTCAATTACGCCAGCGCCATCTGGAGGGACAACAGCTACTGCAGTTGCATTTACTACATGCAGAGGAGATGTTTGTTCCATTAAAGAAATTTTATTAGTAAATACCGGGTCAGGTTATACTGTAGCACCTTCTATAACAATTTATCCGAACGGTAATGGAAGAGGTGCTGAAGCTTCATGCGAAATAGTTACAGGTTATAGTGGAATTACGTCTATTGGAATTCAAACTTATGGGCAAGGTTATGTCGGAATTCCTACGGTTTCAATTACACCAGCTCCTACTGCAGGTTTAGCAATAACTGCAGTAGGACGAGCAGTTGTTGGTACTTCTGGAAGTATAACTGATATCCTTATCATAGATGCTGGAGTGGGATATTTAAGTGCTCCAGGTGTAACAATAGCACCTCCCCGATTACTTACTGGAATTGGAACATATAAATTTAATGAAATTGTTACAGGATCAATTTCTGGAACAACTTCTAGGGTTAAATCTTGGTTTAAAGATACGAAACTTCTTGAAGTTGGCGTAATTGATGGTGCATTCGAACCTGGAGAAATAATTGTTGGATCTGCATCATCGGCAAGATACACACTTAAGAATATATCTAAAAGTGAATTTGCTGATAAATATGAACAAAATGATGAAATTGAAAATGAGGCAGATCTCATTGTAGATTTTTCAGAATCAAATCCATTCGGTAACTATTAATGCTAGGAACTTACTACTATCACCATATTATAAGAAAGACAATTGTTGCTTTTGGGACAGTTTTTAATCAAATCCATATCAAACATCAAGATGCCGAAGGTTCCCCATATAGTGAACTTAGAGTTCCATTGGCATATGGACCAATGCAAAAATTTCTTGCAAGACTTGAGCAACAAGCAGATTTAAATAAACCAGTTCAAATTACATTACCAAGAATGTCTTTTGAAATGGTATCTATTAAATATGATCCAACTAGAAAAGCAGGGGTAACACAATCTTTCAAAGCATCTAATGGGCAAAATTTAAAAAAAGTTTATATGCCAGTTGCATATAATATTGGATTTGAATTGAATATTTTTACAAAATTAAATGATGATGCCTTACAAATTGTAGAACAGATTCTTCCATATTTTCAACCAGCATTTACTCTTACCGTAGATTTAGTAGATTCAATTGGGGAAAAAAGAGATATTCCTCTTGTACTAGACGATATTTCATTTAAGGATGATTATGAAGGAGATTTCTCTACAAGAAGATCATTAGTTTATACTTTAAGATTTACAGCAAAAACTTATCTGTTTGGTCCTATTGCTGACACTACTGATGGTCTAATCCGCAAAGTACAAGTCGATATGTATACAAGTACCGATACCGTAAATGCTAAGAGAGAAATGAGATATACTGTAGTTCCAGATCCTATTGATGCTGCACCAGGAGATGATTTCGGATTTAATGAAAATTGGGAATTTTTTAATGATTCCAAATCTTATAGTCCAACACAACAAATAGATATTTAATTATTAATTAACATGGCAAATAATTTTGAATCTATTGATAAGGCATTGAATACTGAAAGTAGTATTATTGAGGTTGAATCTAAAACATCAGATATTGAATTAATAAAAACAACTCCAGATGACATTCAAAAAGATTATGAATATACTAGAGCAAATTTATATTCTTTAATTGAAAAAGGTCAAGAAGCAATTAATGGAATATTGGAACTTGCTGGAGAAGGTGGAAGTGCGAGAGCATATGAAGTTGCTGGACAAGTAATTAAGAGTGTTGCAGATACTACCGATAAATTAATGGATCTTCAAAAGAAAATAAGGAGTATTGAAGATGATGCGGTAAAGACCACTAATAATGTGACAAATAATGCAGTATTTGTTGGATCAACTTCAGAATTGCAAAAATTATTGAAACAGGGTTTTCTAAATAATAAAGATAAATCTTAATCATATAAATGCAACTGAAATCTCATAGAACAGTTGAACAGATTGCAAGGAAACATCGCATGGATGTCTCAGATATTCAGAGGCAACTTGATATGGGAATTCCTATTGAACATGAGCATAGTCGCAATAAAATTTTAGCTACAGATATTGCTCTTCAGCATTTGGATGAGATTCCAGATTATTATACTCGTCTTAAAAAAATGGAAGCATCTGCAAAGAAAGAACATAAAAAGTTCAAGGATGTGAAAGAAGATGCAGTAACTGACCTTCAAAGAGGTATTACTGAATTACCTGATGCATCTTATGATTCCATTGATAATTTAATGAGACGCATTATGAAGAAAAGAAAAATGAGTGCCAAACAACTTCATAATGATTTTGCCGATAAACACAATCAAACTCCAGATACTTGGGCAAAAAAGAACATGAAAGAAGAAAAAGGTCTTTGGGACAATATACATGCTCGCAGAGAAAAAGGACTTCCTAGAAAAAAACCAGGACAAAAGGGATATCCAAAAACTTTAGATATTGAAGAAGGTTTAAAGCAAGCACGTAAAAATGTTGGTGCTAGCAAGTGTTGGCCAGGTAAAGTTGCTAAAGGGACAAAAATAAAGAACGGTGAAGAAGTTCCAGACTGCCGCCCCATCAAAGAAGAATCTGGAGTAAGATATTGCCCAAAATGTGCAAAAGATGAAACTCGTGATGAGTGCAAATATGGACAAAAGTATTGGGATATGTTCTCAATGCCCATTACTTTAAAAGATTATACACCAAATACTCCTCATCCTGGAAATATGCCAGAAGAAAAGGATCATGAGTATTCAATGGCTCGTTCTGAATTGGATACAATCATGAATGCTACAAAGAGATTGAAGAAAAAGATGAAAGGAGAAGGTAATATTAAAGCATGGGTTCAATCAAAAATTACCAAAGCTGCAGATTATATTGATACCGCCGCCGATTATATGGATAGTGGTGAGAGTAAAGTAAACGAGGATGTTACGATTGAAGACGCAAATGGAAATACATTTATTCAGATTATTGATATTATCAAAGCAGATCGTCTTGTAAAAGAAGCAAAGAAAATGAAGGGTGAAGACCCCTGCTGGAAAGGATATGAGATGATTGGCAAAAAGAAAAAGGGTGGTAAGGAAGTACCAAATTGTGTTCCAAAAGAGCAGAAATCTTTTGATTCTTTTATGACAGAAGCATCACCTGCTTGGCAAAGAAAAGAGGGAAAGAATTCTGAGGGTGGTCTAAATAAAAAAGGGATTGCTTCTTACCGCAAAGAGAATCCTGGATCAAACCTCTCACTTGCGGTCACAACAAAACCATCCAAATTAAAAAAAGGATCAAAATCAGCAAATCGTAGAAAGTCATTTTGTTCCCGTATGAGTGGAATGAAAGATAAACTCACATCAGCAAAAACTGCCAATGATCCCAATTCAAGAATAAATAAGTCATTGAGAAAGTGGAATTGTTAGTATGTCGTCGGAACTAAATGATTTTTTTAAATTATTAGCGGAAGATAAGAAAAAGAAAAAAGACGAATTTGATTCTGTAGTCGGAGACTTGGGATTAGATTCACTTTTTAATGAATTTGCAACACTTAAGAAAAAGGAAAAGGAAAAGAAAGTAGAAGAGCAAAAAGAACAAGAATCTATTATAGGTGAAATCACTTTAGATTCTGTTTTTGAGGAAGTTGCTAATTTAAAGAAGGAAACTAAAAAGAAAAAGGTACAAGAACAAAAAACAGTTCAGGCATTTGAGAAATGGTTGTACTCAGAGACAACCAAAGAACAAGAACAAATTATTGAGGATGTAATTGAAGAATCTTTAGATGAAGTTCTTGAAGTATTGGACGATCATAAAGAAGTACTTGAGCGACCAACTTTAATTGAAAAATCATTAGGTCTTCTTGCTGAACCTCCAAATGTTAAGCAACAACAGGATCCATTAACTCCACTGGATCAAAAGTTTGCAACACTTGAAGATTTACAAAAACATTACAGCACTTTCCTTTCTCGTATTCAACAACAACTTTCCACATTAGGTGGAGGTGGAGAAACTCGTTTAAGA